CCGTGGCATATTTCCAAGAAGACAACTCGTGAAAATACTGAATCGGTTTCACTTCTTGAATTTCATTTCCATCACATAAAATACGAAGTTGGCGAATAATATCTTCCTGTGATCCTGCAATTAAATATCCAGAAATACCTACAGCTCGTATGCCTGAATCATACACTGCGTTTGATGGACTAAAAAAAGGTGCGCTTGTGCTATTATACCAATTTGTCAGATTTACCCAGTTATTCGTATAAGGGATCATATCACTTCGCCTCGGTATAATTAATAGACGCGGTACAGGATTATGTGTATACAAATTTAAATTCTGCCGATTATTAATGCTTGGAAATGTGTAGTTTGTTACTTGACGTACTGGATATGTAAGAGTCTGTGATGAAAATGTATTTCTTTCTGGATCCGTAAGATATACATACGTTGCTTGTAAATATGCATTCAGAGCCCAGGTACTAAGAGGAGGTGCTGTATATCCAAAATCAACTAAATAATTATTCAAATAGTTTTCAGGAGTATTATTTGGTATGTAATTTAAATTACCTGTCTGTATCTGCGCACTTGATGCAAATACACGATTACCAGGACGGACACGGTACCCTGATGGATCTAAAATTGTAAATAAATCTTGTACAGATCTTAATGTTAACTGTACATAACATTCGTGGTACTGGAGTGCAACAAGCGGTATTGCTAAACTTGTATCCTGTGTAAACCAAAAAGATAAAGGTACTGTAATTTGACGACTTGGGATAGAAGGCGCATTTGTTTGTACTGTTACACTTGTATTTCTAGCCACATTTGGATATAAACTTGTCGACCCTGTTGAGCGAACGCTTGTGCCACCAAGAGCGCCGGAGTAAGGACCATTTGCTGGATCATAAATTTCATCAACGTCTCCAACTAGTTGTCGCCATTTGGCATACTCTGTTTCATCTTGATCAGTTTGAGCAATAGCAATTAAATAATCACTATCAAATTCCTGAACTATCGTACCTCCTATCAAAAATGTCGCATTTTGGATAATATGTGCTCCAATATAACGATTCCATTGAAACTCATACTGTGCAGTTCGAGTTGCTGCATTTGGACTTATAAATTGACTGTAAATATCCGGGAGAGTAAATGTTAAATACAAATCTGAAAGTAAATCTGCAACTCGTTGAATTTTGGCTTGAACCTTAATCGGAGCATCCCAAAGTAATTCTCCAGGTCCATCCAGTTGAATAGTTACAGATTCAAATGAAAAATGACTGTATTTCTTCAATACTAGGTAAAAATAAGTGAAATCAGGATTACCACTCAAAAGAATATTTTGCGAACCATAGGCTACAAGAACATAAAGACCTCCTCCTGTCATGACAACTCTTCTTGCTGGTGTGAAACAAGATGAGTTCTCATTTTAAGCGCTTCAAAGGATAGTTCAATTAAATTTTCAATAGTTAGAATCTAGGCAGTGGTCCACCACTGATCGGTCAAGTAAGGAGTAATGCTCATATTCACACCCTCCATTACAGGTGAAGGGCCCATACTTATTAGATTCTGAATCTCGGTGTATGTAAGAGCATATGCAAAATAGAATACACGACTGGCTAGACCCTTTGCGGCACCATTAAAGTTTAGTTCACCACTTGATACTTGAGATTCATCTGTACCAGTCATTAGAGAAGCAGTTGTAGAAGGTATTGTGATCTTCCGTTGGTTAAAGAGGTAGATTTCGCCATAATTCTGGTAAGGCGGCGTATTACCAGAAAGTGCCATCTTTGTCTTCAAATTTCCATTAATATACACATAGAGCTGATTTCCTTTGCAAGAAACAACAACATGGACCCATTTCTCAATAGGAATATTGTCAATATCAGCATAATTATTCCATGTCTTATAACAATTCATATAGACACGGAGTGTATTCGAATTACCTTTCATGAAAAGACCGGGACCCAGTAGAGGATACGGTTTAGAATATCCCTTGTGCAAAATATGATATAATTTATCATCTCCATTAGAAAATGTATCACTTGTGATATAGCAGAATAGTGAATAACTAAATTCTACACCTGAACGCTGATTATCGGAGGTATACACTGTTTTTGCAAGAGGACTCTTTGGATCCTGAATTGCCGTATGACTTAATGAACCGGAAGCATATGTATTAGGAAAGATCTCAACGCGATCACGGAACATAGCCAAATAGGATTGGTATATATACTCGGCAAAAAGCATCGTAAAGTAGACAGCAGCGACTAATGCAACTCCTGTTAGAACTTGCGATAAGGGATCTGATCCACCGAAGGATACGCTACTAGGAAAACTATTAGTTCTTACAGCACCTGTATTTGCGGCCTGCATACTCTCTAACTATCATTAGGATTGTAAAAAAGACATTTTATAAGGTCTTTTTTAGAATTTACAAGATTGGATTGTTTTATAACAGTAAGTCGCTTAGTATTTGAAATACATATTCGTCTATAGATCAGGTGTACTTCCAGCAATAACATCTTCACCATTGCGCTTGAGTGAAAAGGAATACTGACCGGGATCAAAATATGATTTGATAAGTGATGTAATTGATGTATCCTGCGGTCCATTGGAATACAGGGCCCATACACGGTCCGGAGTGTAAGCATAGTTCGCAGCGTTAATCTGACCGATGAGTCCACCAAATCCATTGGGACCACCCACCTTCATTCGATAACTTGTACCGGTACCAGCCACCTTATACATTCCAGCAAGAACACTGCTACGATTCAGCTTGCCATCCACATAAACATCAAGACGACGACCGCTCAGCACCACGCATACATGTACCCACTTCTGAAGATCGATTGACTTAACATCACCCTCTGAAAAATTCGCCTCATTATCGTTATAGGGAGATGTAGCAGAAAAAATTGCACCATTGACGAGCGTGGGGGTTAGTGCAGTCCCATTATCGTAAGTTACACGGATACCCATCTTATTTGTATTAGCACCCAGATACATTAGAAGAGTATTATCTGTACCATCGCCTCCATCAATTGTTAAGAATGTCTTATTCTTATTTGGATTTGTAGACCAGTTAGCCACGTAAATCCATAGACTTACTGAATATTCTCCACCACTGTAAATGGCTGGTATATTTTTACTAGTAAATACAGTTGCTGTAGTATCTTTTGCCGGTAGACCACCAGTTGAGTTTGCAAAGACTACCATATCTGCCTTTTCAGCATCACCACTCATATACTTGTATAAGTAATAGAGGCAAACACACAGAATCACAATCCCCGCTAACATTAATATTATCCTACCAGGCCCTGTCGTTATGGCTCCAAGGGCTGAGTTCATCCGATTCTATTCTGTTACCAGAATTATGCGTAGGGCGTTGTCCACATTTCATAAGGATACGGTTTCATAGGTTGTGTACAAAGTCCGCCCGGACACCCAAGAATATCAGGTAAACTTGTAAAGATTTCAGAAAATGATGAAGCAGCATGTCCTAAACTATAAGGCCTTCCATCCATATCCGATTGTTGTTTAATTAATGAATTAATATCAGATGTTGATAAAGGTACAGAATATACAATCATATTTGCGATAGTTCCACCTAGGCGACCCCTTGAATCTCCTAGAATGAGTGGTTGCGTTGTATCGGAATCAGGCATTCCATTTATACAGGTGTACGCTGCCGTTAGTTTTCCATTTAAATAAATCTTAAACCGAGCACCCTGTTTAACAATAGCAACAGCTGTCCAACGTTGAAGATCAATATTATAGAGTTCAATGACTTCAGAAGCGGTAACTCCTTTTATATTAATTTTTAGTTCAGCCGGTACATATTCATCACCACGACCTGCATCAGATGATGTTAAGATATTGAGTTTACATTTTGATCCAATATCGATTGCCGTAGCATATTCATTTCCAGAAATGCTAGTCCGATCATTGATTGTTGGATTTATAAAGAATAAAATCGTAGATCCAGCTGGATCTGTCCAAAAGTTTTTAACTTGTTCACCTGTTGCCACTTGTCTAGATGAAGATAACGATATTGTATTTTTGACTACAACAAGACTATTATCAGCCTCTTTTGGTGACCCGAATGTGTATTTCACTATCAAATAAATTATAATAAGAACTACACCTAGTCCTAACACGAGATAGACTGTGTTCATCTACCCTTAACTACTGATTTTACGATGAAAAGGAAGCAGTCGGTATCAAATCATTCATTCGTGAAAGCATTTCTGATGGTTCGGGTACATATCCAAACGCACGGAAATTCAATACTTTAATTCCAGTTGAAAGTGTTGTTGTAGTTTGTCCAACTGTAAGTTTAATGGAGGATGGCGGATAAATCGTATCGCCTGTTGCTATAGCAGCACTTGTTCCTGAAAGTTTACGTGTTTTATAGAGTTTTCCATTAAGGTACACGTCCATATATGTCGGTGTCTTTACAACTCCAATTCTAAAGGATGTGCGAATGGGTACATTTTCAATTTCAGCAGATTCTAGCCCACTTGAAGATCTGACTGTAACTTTTACTGTATTTACTGTATTATTAAGACTAATTTCTATTTTGGTATTTGCGTCTGACAGAGCGAATGTGCCTGTTCGTAGTACTAAAAAGATGCGATCAGTTACTCCAGAAGGAAGAGTTTGAGGAAATTCATCATTGATCAAGACATCAGCTGTAAACGCATAGGATTCTTGGCCTTGAAGAATTGATACGTAGGGTGTAGTAGCAGTAGGTGTTGAGCCAGCTGGTGGTGTCCCCACTAGGATTGGCGCTACGCTGCTGGTATTTGTCCAAAAGACTTGTGTCTTATCAATGCCGGGTAAAGAAGCAGGAAGTCTCTTAAAAATAGGTGTTACCCACTGATCAATGGCTAATACAAGTAGACCAATGGCCAAAAGAGTTGCAATGAGATACAGTAGATATTTCATTACAGTTCCACCAATTGATCCTATTGGTAACCGGGACGTCGCTTCAGTCACAGCTCTTGCTGCGGCAGCTGCGGCAGGACCAGCAACAGGTTTTCCAATATCCTTTCCAAGTGTTCTAGTATCCTTTAATACTTGAGCAATCTTTTGCGCCCTTGATGCGTCCATCTCTAGCAGCCACTAAGAATGAATTATTCCAAGTTTTCAGCCTTTCTATCCTTTTTGCGCGTTGTTGTTTTGGGTGTTAGTGTTCCCTTCTTTGGATCATATCCAATCTTCTTGTAATACGGTGTAGACTCCTTCGGGTTACAGTCTACAAGTTTTTCACGCAGATAGCAAACAAACGATAGACGACTGTATTTTTTATCAACACCTTGTGTCCCTGTTTCCTTATTGTTCAAGTAAACCTCAGGTAGTTTATTGTTATACGCCTTATCCTCTGAAGTCTCACGCATCTCCGTATTGCAGTGCCACTCGTGCACATCCATCGCCAAAAAATCGCCCGTGCGGATATTGAATCCGATCTTATACCGAGGAAACAGCGTGAATCCGCCATGATACTTGCCACGTTCAATTGCCGTTAGATTTCCAAATCCTGCTCTCAAATCACCATCATCCATATGGAGCGCAGTACGGAAATTGCGATTCATCGTAACTGAAGAAAATGCAGTATCAGCAATACGAAACTCGGGCCTCTCATTTGCCTGTTTGAGTTGAACCTTGTGTCTATCGGGTACTAATTTCTTGAATAAACCATCAATTGCCTGAATGTAAGGAATACCTTGCTTGTATTCTTCAAAATACTTTTGCGTATAGGAGGTTAAGCGACACGGTAAACCCATAAACGGTGTGCGCTCAAAATATCCTAGAACGCTACTGAATACATTGTTATTTACGCGCATTTTGCTAAGCTTACCATTCTGTTCGTATTGCGCTGACCACTTATTTACACTCCTCGGCTTTCGTTTCGTCCAGTATTTGCTCTTGAGATCAATCGGGCCAGCGGCTGCACCGCGATTTCTGGATGCCGACGCCGCATTGTAGAAATTATTCCAAGCTTTCTCAATAAGTTCCTTCGGAATGACATTTTTGCGAAACCGGGCAATAAGAACTTTACCTCCAGGTACATCTTCATTCTTTGCCCAGACATCCACATCTTCATCGTAAATAGTATCAGCTTCTTTTTCGGAAAAATAGGTTCCTTCACGAGCTTTCATTTGATCATTTGTAAGTTTTGCTTCCAAGACAACTATCTTAACACCATCTACTTTGGCTTCGCGCGCCGGCTTATCAGGTAATTGTAATCCTTGAATCAGGGCTTCGGAGTCGACTCCCATTCTACCTAAGCAGTCTCTTTTTGACGCCATAATCCGAAATACAAAGCTCCACCTACAACTGCTGCAACAGCTAGACCTGCACACGCGCCCTTAAAAATTGCCTGTTGATCTGCTTCCATAAAGTCATTGGATGTGATTACAGGTGATCTACCTCTCGCTCCTAAGCGCGAATAATATTGAATTACCTCTGTTTCTGTAAGTTTACGTTTACCTAACATCTCATTGACTTCATTATGTAAATCAATAGTCCAGCGAAAGAGATCTGTTCTTGAATCAAGAGAAGGGCCAATAGGCATCTTTGCAAGATGAGATGTATAATGATTACGACACACTGGGCACGGGATAAGTATTTGTAATGATTCAAAATATTCTTTCGCAGCCTTCTTTTCACTATAGTTTGGTTCTAATGAGTAGCCGAGTGCTACGATATGCATGCTATGCCAAAAGAAAGGTCCCCAAACTTCGGGTGGTATCTGCATCGTATCTGTCAAATAAGGCAGAATTTGGATAGGTCTGGTTAACGCAGCAGCCCACTTATAGCCATTTAGCCTATGACCAAGTAAGAAGACATTTTAAATGTCATTACAACAATCATCATCTAATGAATTTTCATCAACACATAATCCTACATGTTCAAATTGTGGCACATCCGGACACGGGTTTCGTCATTGTACAGAACCAGTTTCATCATATGGTGTTCTAGTATTTCGCTGGATAGGTAAAACTGAAGAATGGTCACCTACAAATGAATTTTGCAGTGATACACGAAGCCCTACAGGTCTTATACAGACTCAACCTGAAGTCTTAATGATCCAACGAAAAGATAGTCTTGGATTTATGGATATCCTTCGCGGAAAATACAAGATAAATGATCCTGACTATATTCGTAAACAGTTACGAGGTACAACTAAAAAAGAAAGAAATAGTCTTCTTAATGATGATTTTGATACCATTTGGCAAAATTTATGGGGATCTGATGCGGAAGCTAGTCAGCGATATGCGCACGATAGACATACATCAAAACAAAAATTAATAGAACTTCGCAAGGGTATTGAAACAAATAAGGGTGAAATATATACATTAGCCGATCTTCTCCGGCAAGAACCTGTAGTCTATGAAACACCTGAGTGGGGATTTCCAAAGGGTCGTCGCAATCCTTATGAAACAGACCTACAATGCGCATACCGAGAATTAGAAGAAGAAACAAGTATTCACGAAGAAGAATTATGGAAAGTGATGAATATTGCACCCTTTGTTGAGACTTTTTTTGGATCAAATGACATACACTATCGTCACACATATTACATTGCACAGTACATTGGTGATCGTACTATATCGTTTGATATACTTAATAATGAAATGATCAAAGAAATTGGATCTCTTGCTTGGAAATCAATGGATGATGCACTCCTCTTGTTACGCCCTGATAACCTTGAGAAGAGAGGAATTCTGATTCAACTTGCTACACTTTTTCGTAACTTTGTTCCGATTTTCCGTGAAGATATTGTTGGAGTTCCTAGTATTCAAGACTTGAGTGGTAACCATAGCGTAATTGCACAAAATCAAAATACAAGAAGAGAACAGCAGGACCTCTATGTCTACAGAAGTCAAACCCAGAGATCTAGATCAATTTCTGGAAGAATGGAAAGGCCAAGACGATTTTTCGGAGAGAGACAAACTCATCGCCGAATTTCGGACTTACGCGGCGGACAAACAGGCGACTACAGCGAGGAGGATTCAAGGAATTCAGGGACTGGCGTTGGCGCCAGCTCAGTCGCAAGCGCCAGCACAGTCGCAAATGGGACCGCAAGCACTGCAGGATCGCGAGGCCGAGGGCGGTTTGTATCCGGATATCGAAGACAGCCAATTTCTTATGAAACTTCTGGGAAAGAGGGAAATTCGGGAGAGCCTTCAACCCAAACTCACGAATAAAAGCCTTGAAACCGATGCCTGCG